ACTGTTGTAACCGAAGAGACTGTTGTAACCGAAGAGACTGTTGTAACCGAAGAGACTGTTACAAATTCTGAAGAGACACCTCTTATAACTGAAGAACAAGTTATAACCGAGGAACAAGTTGTTATACAATCAAAACCAAAAAGAGGAAAAAAGAAAAAGACTACTTAAATGCTACCAACTAGCGTTCCGTCTTTAAAAACTGAGCATTTAAAGGTTTGCTCCTTAGGTTGGCTACATATTTCTTTATTACTTGAAACCTCATTAAAAAATAGGTATTTACCTGAACCTCCTGTCCACATTAATGAAACTATTAAAGCAGATGAAAAAACTCCCAATAATACATTTAAAAATAAATCACCCATTTTAAGAATACATCCTTTATAGATTTTAATAAACATATCCAAACAGAAGTATACTAATATACCTGAAAATATCCAAAAATTAACAGAATCATTAGCAAACATGGGCAATGAAAGATACATTATTGTAAAAGCAAAAACAAACGCACTAAATGTAGGATTTCCATATTGACTATATTGAATACTTGTACAAATTGTTCTATCATTTACTATTGGATTCGAACCAGCCATTCTATAAATATATTCTCTCACAACACATGTTCCTAATAAAAATCCTAAATAAATAAATCCCTTAAAATTTTGAAAAACAAATGACAATCCTACTAAACTTGTAGCAAGTATTATAGGAGAGTAAAATGATAAAAATACAATGAGATTGAATGGTTGAAATAATATAAGAGGCGTATCTTGTACTCCACCTGTTTTCATTACTTGATTAGATTGACTACTCATATATAATAATAATCTATATTATTTTATAATTATACAAACATCCATATATTATAATATCTTTTTTGTTTTGTTTTTTCTTAAACGTTTAGTTCGTTTATTTCGTTTAGTTCGTTTAATTTTAATTTTTCTATTTTTTTTACCACCAAGTGTTCCTCTAAATTTTAAAACTTCCCTTGTTAAAGAATCATTTATTTTTGGTTGTATTTTTTCTAAAGCTTTTTGTGTTATAATTTTTTCTTGCGTAGGAATACCAAACTGCCATCTATTTACAGCTAAAAAAACTTCTCTATCATCATTAACTAATCTATTTTTAAAATTATCACTATAACTATCACAATCATCACTTGCAAGAATTCCATCTGGATAACGAACTAACATAAAATTACATAAAGCTTTTTTATATTGTTTATTCATTATATAAACATTTTTAAATACAGCATATTCAATTGTTACATTATTAGCTATGTCAACTTCTTTATCTAAACGTATAAAAACTCCTTTTAAATCCGATACTGGAATATTACGACGTTTGTCTACAAAGTTTTTAATAATATTAGTATTTAATTTCATATAATAATTATCGCCTGTAATTAATTCATTCTGATTTACAATATCAAATGGGAAATAATAAGGGTCATTTTGCATTTATATTATATAATTATTTTAAAATATAAATATAATTAATTATTTTTCTAAAATTAAATCAAATACTTCATCAATATGGTTTACCGAATGGAATTTAATACCTTTTATTATTTCTTTATCTTTGTATTTTTCCATAATATTATTAAAATCTTTTTCATTTTCTTTTGGAAATATAAATTCTGTAATTCCTGCTTTAATAGAATGAATTATTTTTTCTTGAAGACCTCCAATTTCAGTTAAATAAAATCCAAAATGCGTTTCTCCTGTTATTCCAAAATAGTTCTTAATTTTAATATTGTTAAATAAACTATAAATCAACACAGTAAAAGCAGTTGTGGCCGATGGTCCATCTTTTTTGGTACTAATATCAGGACAATGAATATGTATTCCACATACATTATTATTTTTCGGGTCGTTATATTTTTCTATTAAATATTTTTGTCTCTCTACACTTGTTAAATTCCAAGCATTTGTTAAACTTACACTGATTGATTCTTTCATAACATCGCCCATTGAACCAGTTAAAACTAAATCTAAAAATTTATTTGATGGAATAAAGCTTGATTGAAGTGGAAGTACTCCTCCGCATCCATAACTATTTGCCCAAAGAGCATTTATTATCCCTATTTTACTCTCGTTATGAATCTTATGTATTTTTGTTTCATGCTTATCTTTAAAATATGTCTTCTTGATATCATCTTTGGTTATTACAATAGGAATTGTAATAGATAGGTTCAAATCCTTTAATATATTTAAATTTATTTCGGCAACTATTTCGAATAATTTTTCTTTTAATTTTCTCACTCCTGGTTCAAGTGTATATTCCTCAATTATAAATTTAATTGTTTCATCTGAAAAATAAATAGTATCTTCTAATCCTACCTTTTTGTAAATCTCTGGAAGTAAATGATTATTACATATAATTATTTTGTCTTCTATTGTTAAACTCTCAAATTTAATCCTGTGAACTCTATCTAATAAAATTTTATCTATAGATTCTACATCATTATAAGACAATATAAATAGTACTTTTGATAAATCAATATCAATTCCTGAAAAATACTTATCCTGAAAGCAATCATTTTGCGTTGGGTCTAATAAATGAGTTAAAATACCTGTTATTTCTTTACCATGTTCAGTCTTACTTATTTTATCGACTTCATCAAAAACAATAATTGGATTCATACATTTTTTATCCATTAAAATTTGAATAATTTGTGACCATGTTGACCCTACATATGTATAACTATGACCTATTAATGTAGAGGCATTGGAATCACCACCCAAGGCAATTAAAGCAAAAGGTCTACTAACTCCGTTTTCATCCTTTAAACATTCGGCTAGTCCTTTTGCTAGTGTTGTTTTACCTATACCTGGGTTTCCTTCAAAACCAAAACACGCACCTTTTTGTTCTCCATTTATCCATTGACCAATTATTCTCTCTATTTGTTTTTTTGCTTTATCATGTCCATGTACTGATTTATCCAATGTTGTTTTTACAGAACTCATATATTCTGTTATTTGTTTCATATTATTTGTTACCATGTTGATATCATTTTTTATTTCTAAATTAGTTAACGGTTGTTTAACATTGCAACAAATTATAAACTGAGAAATCGTATCATTTAATAACTTGTTATGTTCAGGATTTTTACATATTTCTATAAACTTTCCTATCTCTATTTTCAATTCGTCCTTATTCATCGTATGATACTTTATTTTGTTTTCTTTTAAATTATGTGTTTTATACAGTTCATTAATTAAAATAATATTATTGTTTAATTTCTTTTTGTCACCTATAATTAAATAATCATGTATTTTATTTAATTTTTCATCATTATCATTTGATAATGTCTCACCTTGTATCATTTTAATGTATTTTAATATTTCAATACTTGTGTATTTTTCTTTATTTGGAATTTCTGAAAATACTTTTTCAATGTCATATTTTTTATATATGTCTTTAAATTGTACTCTAATTATATTCATTATGTGTAATATTGGTTCTCTCTTATAAACTCCAAAAGGTATTTTTAAAAGGCCATCTAAGTATTGTCGAGCTTTTGAACCCGAATCTTCAGACTTGGCCTTTACTTCTTTTAGTTTCATCATAGCCTTCTCTTTAACATTATCATTTGCTTTAAGTAAACAAATTTGTTGCTCTAATGGTATTTTATTAATATCAAAATTAGACAATTCATTTGTATATTGAATTGTTTTTTTCATTGCTTGTTTAAAACATTGCTTTATTGACCAAGGAAAACTGTCAAATAATATGATTTGTTCTTGTGTATCTACTGTTCCATTTGAGTCATTAGAGAGAAGGTCATATAATAAATAAGCTAAATATTGATTTTCATAATTACCTGATTTAATTAATAATGTTATTATTGTATTTCTTTTATTGTACATATCATCGGCTACAAACTCTTTTACAATTTGGGATATTTGTTTTTGATGAATTAAATTATTTTGAGTTAATAAACCTATAAATTTATTATATATATCTGTTTGTGTTTCATTAATTAAATAATCTTTTAGAGTTAATGACGATAAGTATTTTTCAAATATTTTTCCTTTAAACTCCTCATCGTTTGGCAAATTTTCAATAATATTTTTCTGTTTTGTTAAAATATATTCATTGTTTAAAAATTCTATTATAACATCATCAATAACACCATAAATAATGAGTGTTTTTTTCAAAATAATATTATGAATGTATAATTTAATACCATAAACTTTCATATGTAATTGTTTATAATTTGATACAATATCACTACACTCTAAATTTTTTTCCTTATCATCATAATTATCCTTTTTTAACTTGTCATCATTTTTAAGTACAACCTTATAGCTAGTTGGATGAAAATATTTTTTTAATAGTTCAAATTTTTGATGTTCCTTTTCATCATCACCTAAAATTTTATAATTGTTTCCAAAACATATTAATAATAAATCTTCTAGAGATTCAGTACCATAATTTTTAAATATACCAGATAATTCATTATTTATAAATTGTAAATTACTTACTTGTATGTCCGTATTATTATTTTTTATACTTTTATCACCTATATCCTTTATTTTTTTATTTATTTCATTCAATCTATCAATACATGTACTTACATCACTAATTCCTAAAATATCAAAAATCTTGTTCTTTTGAACATGTATTAGTGTTTTCTGAATAATGTCTTTAAAGAAATCAACCTTTTTATTTACTAAAATATTTACATTACTTATTGGTTTACTTTCTTTTTTATTTATAGTATTTGTTTTTTCAGACATCCTATTCTTTTATATATTATTTTATTCTTATATATTATTTTAAATTTAATATACAATTTTATTATACTCTATTTTTGCTTTAAATGTTATAATTATTATTTTTGTAATACAATATATGTATGGTTTATAATATTGGTTAAAATTTAATATATTTTACATTTTTATTTAAAAACAATTACATATGATATATTATATATTTACAATGGGAATACCTTCATATTTCAGTTTTATAGTCAAAAATCATGCTAGAATCATTAAAAAATTAGCACAAAATACAATCCCAATCAATAATCTTTATTTGGATTGTAATTCTATCATATATGATGCCGTACATAATATCGATTTTACAAAATTGGTTGCTTCTGATGTGGATACTATTATTAGAACAGTTTGTAATAAAATAGACGAATATATTTTTCAATTAAAGCCTGATAATATTGTTTATATAGCATTTGATGGTGTCGCTCCTGTCGCAAAATTGGAACAACAGCGTTCCAGAAGATACAAATCTTTATATCAAAATAACATATCCAAATCTATATTTAAAGACACAAAGCCTGACCCGTGGAATACTACTGCTATTACGCCTGGCACTGTATTTATGAGTAAACTAAATGAAACTATTCGTAAAAATTACAATGATACTAAAAAATATAATATTAACTCATTTATTCTCTCTCCAAGCGATAAATATGGTGAAGGCGAACATAAATTATTTGAGTTTATTAGACAATTTCCGGAAATGCACAAAGACCAAAATACGGTTATTTATGGTTTAGATGCCGACCTTATTATGCTTTCCATTAATCATTTGCCTATTTCAAATAACATTTATCTTTTTAGAGAGACGCCTCATTTTATTAAATCTATTAATGCCGAATTGGAGCCAGACGCTTCCTATATTATTGATATCCCTGAATTAGCTAAAATTATTACATTGGACATGAATAATGGTCAGGAGTTAACAACAGAACAGCAAAAAAATCGCATATATGATTATATTTTCATGTGTTTCTTTTTGGGCAATGATTTTATGCCGCATTTTCCGTCTATTAATATTCGAACAGGTGGTGTTGATAAGATGATAAACGCATATAAGGCTACCATTGGTGGCACTAATGAAAATCTAACTGATGGTAAAAAAATATACTGGAATAACGTAAGAAAGCTAGTACAATTTTTGGCAAATTTAGAGGAAGATAATCTAAAGAAAGAGACAAAGGTTAGAG